CAGTTCAACGACATCAAGCAGCAGATGAAGGAGCGGTCCCAGGGCCCGCAGAACGCGCGCATGCCCCTCATCGGGCAGGGCGGCCTCAAGTGGGCATCGTTCGCCAACAACGCCCAGGAGATGGACTGGCTCAACGGTCGCCGCATGGCAGGGCACAACATCGCCGCCGTGTTCGGTGTGCCCACGCAGGTCATCCCCATCGAGGGCTCGCAGACCTTCGCCAACTACGAGGAGGCGCGTCTGGCCCTGTGGGAAGACACCGTCATCCCCGAGGCGCTGAACATGGCAGGCGCTCTGATGCGGTGGTTCCGCCCCTGCTACAAGGAGGGCCAGCGCCTGAGCATCAAGCTCAAGCTGGACAACGTGCCAGCCCTGGCCCCGCGCCGCAAGCAGAAGTGGGAGACCATCGGCAACGCCACCTTCCTGTCCATCAACGAGAAGCGTGTCGCCCTGGGCTACGAGCCCGTGAAGAACAAGGAGGCCGACGCGGTCTATGTGGAGGCTGGCAAGCTGCCCCTCCTGCCCGGCGAGGACGGTGCGGACACGGGCGACGGTGTGCCCACGAAGGATGGAGTGGTCGTGCCCTCCGATGGCACGGTGCAGGACACCGCCTTCAACGGTGCCCAGGTGACCGCGCTCATCAGCATCCTGCAGGCTGTCACGGGTGGCACGCTGCCCGCAGCGTCGGCGCTGGAGGCCATCCTCATCGCCTTCCCCACCATCGACCGCACCGAGGCCCAGGCCATGGTCACTCCGCTGGAGTCGTTCGTCCCCGACGTGCCCGAGGACACCAACCCCGACCAGCCTGCCAACGACGACCCGGCCCTGGCCAAGTCCACACTCGCCAAGAAGCTGCGGCGCATGGGCATCGGCAGCAAGGCCGCCGAGGAGATTGCGAGGAACGTCGTCCATGCCAATTAACCTGACAACGCAGGCAGGGCGTATCCGTGAGGCTGCCGTCCAGCGGCGGCTCATGGCGACGTTCGAGAAGCGCATGCGGGTCGCTGTCAAGCGCGAGCTCAAGCAGCAGGGCTCAGCAGCCTCCGCAGGCTACCGCGCGCGGGGGCTCGACGGGGCTCTCAGCGCTGTCGACTCGGCGTCGACAAAGCGCATGGAGCGCATCTTCATAACGTCGTACTCGGCGTCTATGCACTCGTTCGCCCTGCGCACGGTGTCCAGCATGCCGAAGACCGGTCGTCCGTGGGCCATCGAGTACAAGGACGCGCACGACGAGCTGGACGCGAAGATCACAGCGTGGGCCAAGCGGCAGGCCGCCGCCAAGGTGACTGAGATCAACAAGACCACGCGCAAGATGATCGCCAACACCATCGCGGGCGCGGTGGGCCAGGACGCAGCCAGCACCACGAGCGTAGCCAAGGCCATCAAGGACGTGATGGGCACCGAGACCCCCGACTGGCGGGCCGACCTGATCGCCCGTACGGAGATGCACGGCAGCAGCATGCAGGGTAGCCTGATGGGCGCGGAGAGCATCGACCTGCCCCTGCTGAAGGTGTGGGTAAGCACCGAGGACGAGCGTACCCGCGTGGACCACCGCTCGGCCGACGGCGATGAGGCGCCCCTAGACGGCACCTTCACCGTTGGTGGTGAGCTCATGCAGTACCCCGGCGACCCCAGCGCCAGCGCGGAGAACGTGTGCAACTGTCGTTGCGTAATGATCTACAAGGAGCCTTCAAATGAGTGACATCGAAATCTTCGCCATCCCGGAGCAGCCCGACGCGTTCGATCCGCTGCTGGACTCGGTCATCGTGACCGACCGCACCGCCGTCTCGGGCACGGGGCTCCGCAAGGCGTGGGAGCTCTTGGCCCCCGGGCTGGTCAGCGAAGCGGGCACCACCATCACCCTCGCCAAGGCCACCCACTACCAGCGGCTGACCAAGGCTGCCAACGCTGCGGGCATCACCCTCACCATCCCCCTTGACGCCCCCGCAGGCTCGGCCGTCATCTTGCAGACCGGCGCCGGCCAGATCACCGTGGCGGGCGCCATGGGCGTCACCCTGCGCTACGGTGCCAGCGGCGGCTTGAAGTCGAAGGAGCAGTACGGTCCCCCGCTCACCTTGATCTGGCTGGCCGCCAACGAGTGGCTCGTGCTCGGTGGTGTGGCATGATCCAGAGCCCTCCCTTCCTAGGCGTGAACAGCGGCGGAGAGGGCGGTGGCCCCAGCCCCTACGATCCCGCGACGCAGGATTGGCTCGACCGCGTGGCCGACAACGGGGGTACCGTCAGCACACCCCTCGCAGACGCAGTGGATGCGCTCATTGTGGCCGCCAAGGACCACGGGTGGTGGGCGCGGCACGACCGCTTCAGCATGTTCGCTGGTGACGATTTGCTAGCGGCCATGGTGCCGTTCAAGGTGGGCAACGGCTATGACGTGGAAGCGGATGAGGGCACCGTGCCCTTCGACTCCAGCAACTACACGTACGGGCTGGGGCTTGACTCGTCAGGCGCAGACGATAAGTGGCTGAACACTGGTTGGACTGCCGACATCGTACAGTCGACCAGCGATGCCATGGCCTGGGCTTTGAACATCGACACCCTCCCACAACAGAGGGTGATGATAGGTGCGGTGGAGGATCAGATCACGCCCGCTGAGATTATACAGATCTATCCGTACTACACGGACAACAAGATGTACGGAATCATGCACACGCAGGCGGCTCGTGCCGAATCACCGGCTCGGTCGCAGGCGTTGCAGCGGGGGTTCCTTATCATCGACAGGGAAGCCGACGACTCCCTCATCATGTACGTGGACAACACCGTTGTCGGCTCCGACGGTACCACAAACACCGATCCGCCTCCAGGGTCCACGACCCTGCTGTTCTCTGGTCGCTTCGGCGGCGGGGGCACGCCTCTTCCGTGGAAGGGCGCAATGGGCGGCTATGGGCTCGGCCAGTCTCTGGGCGCCGCCCTGATCGAGGTTATGATCGAGGACATCAACACGTACCGCGCGGCCATTGGTGCGCTCGTGCGGCCTGACGCCACTGACATACGCTGGTGGCTGGACCCCGCGGTGAATATCCAGCCGGGCGTGTCCGACGGGGATTTCCTGGCGAACGGGGACTGGTACGAAACGTCGCAGAATCTAACGCTGAACTGCTTGCCCGTTGACGCGGGTACCGGCATCGCGCCGCAGTGGTTCCAGTCACCTCCTCAAGTCGTGTTCGCCAGGACAGGTTCCGACGGGTCGTTGGTCGGTGATGCGGCCATTGGGAGTATGCCCTCTGGTGCGTACACCCTGTTCTTCGTCGGGACGCTTCGTCGTCCTGCTGCCGGGGTACCGAACTATCAGATCCCGATGTACGGCCCGAGCAGCGCTGGCAGCCGGCAGCTTTTCTTCAACGACGCGGGTATGCACATCTTCGATCAGGCCGGCGCGAACACCGAACTGATCAACGACGACTACACTGACGGCGAAGTAGCTGTCGTGTCGGTCACTGTCAACGGAGCGAGCTCCAGCATCCGCATCAACGGCGGCCGAGAGGTGACCGGCACCATGGCCATGGATGCCGGAACATGGGTCACCATCGACATCGGCATGTACCCCGGCGGTGGTGGAGATCACTACGCTTGGGACGGCACCCTCTATGAGTTCTTCGTGGCCGATCTGATGGACGATACGCTCCGCAATAAGTGGGAAGCGTACCTGATGGCCAAGCACGCGTCGGTTCTCGGTTAACACACCAATCAACAACGGAGACCATATGTCACAGCACTTCCTCCTCAACGGCGTCACCGAAGTCGGCGCCGGCGCTCCCATCACCAACCACCCGTCCAAGAAGACGGTGCAGGCCAAGGTCACGGGCACCGGCGCGCTCGTGGCAGAGATCGACATCGAGGGCTCGGTGAACGGCGTGGACTACGAGGTCCTCGCCACCATCAGCCTCGACGATGACGACTCGGCCCACGATGGCGTCGCCCTCGACGCGCCCTGGACCTACATCCGCGCCAACCTCACCACCCTCACGGGCACCGGCGCCACCGTGACCGTGCAGATGAGCAACTGACCATGAGCCACACCATCGTCGCCAAGCGCAACCTGAACTCGGGGGCACCACCCGCGTTCGAGTGCACCGTGGAGCCCACGATCACGGGTACGACAGAAGTGGGGCAGACCCTAACCTGCACCCCCGGCACCTTCGTCCCCACGCCCGCCGCTCGCACCTACCAGTGGAAGCGAGACGGGCAGAACATCATCGGGGAGACCGCCACCACATACGTGACGGTCATGGGGGATAAGGACCACGAGATCTCGTGTGTCGTAACCCCGCGCGCCCTCGTGGACGGCAGCCCGACCGCCACCACCGACAGCGTCGAGGTCACCCTGGCCTATGGCGCCAACTGGACCGGGCGCGCGAGCGCCGCACAGGTGCAGTGGAATAAAGTCTGTTACGCTCCGGGCATCGGTGCGGGCGCCGGCCGCATGGTGGCGGTGGCCGACTCAGGCACCGCCGCGCAGCGCATCATGTACTCCGACAACGATGGCGACACCTGGACCAGCGCCACCGCCGCGGATGCCAGCAACATCCAGAGCGTGTGCTTCGGCAACGGCAAGTTCGTCGCGGTGATCTCCTCGCCGGCCGGCACCAAGTACGTCATGACCAGCACCGACGGCATCACCTGGGCGCTGGGCAACATGCCCAATGGGAACGCCCTCTACGCTGTCGCGTATGGCGCAGGCCTCTTCGTGGCCCTCGCGCAGTCAGGGTCAGGCAACAGGGTCAGCACGTCGCCGGACGCCATCACCTGGACCGCTGGCACCTGCCCCGATGCAGCCTGGGAGAACCTGAAGTGGAACGGCTCAGTGTTCGTGGCGGTGGCCTCGGCTGGTGCACAGCGCACCATGTGGTCCACCGACGGGCTCACGTGGCACGGTGTCGCGGCTGCCGCTGCGATCCCCTGGCAGGACGTGGCCTACCTGCCCGGTGTTGGCGCAGGCGCGGGTCGGTGGGTGGCAGTCGGCACCGCTGGCAATGCGTCGAACGAGTTCATGTACTCGGATAACGAAGGCCAGTCCTGGACCAGCACTGCCGCGCCCAGCGACGAGAGCTGGAACGCCATCGAGGCCTACGACGACACGCTCGTGGCAGTGAACGGAACGAACAACGGGCACGCGGTGGCCACCAGCCTGGACGGCATCGCGTGGACCCCGCAGGTCACGCCGGCCGTCACCGGATGGCAGTCGCTGGTCCGGGGTGCGACCAAGTTCGCAGCCGTGTCCAACGGTGGCAACGCCAACGGAACCATGAACTCCCCCTGATCACCAACACCTACTAGGGGCTACCATGGCCGAACCTCATACCATAGCCGGGGCGATCCCGGCTGCAAGGACATTAAACCCCTTGCAGCCGGAGGACGCCTACGTGATCGTCACCAACACCCTGGAGCGGATGCACTGCTTTTCGATGGGGGAGGCTCTAGTTTTACGGGCCGCACTCAAGACGCTGAAGCCTGCGTATACCGCTACCGCGCCCACCATCCAGAAAGGCTAACCGCCAATGATCCTCTCCGCAATCCTCGCCGTCGTGCTCGTCATGGTGATGTGCATGGCCGACCTGCCCGCCGCCACCGAGCTCACCCGAGCGGGCGTGCAGATCTCCGGCGTGCGGCCCACGGCGGGCGTAGCCACGCAGACCTTCTCCAACAACGGCAAGATGTATCTCCTCGTGGAGAACGGCAGCATCGCGTCCATCAACGTGACCATCACCAGCCAGAGCGTCGACGGCGACAACGCCGGCGACCTCACCGTCCAGGACCCCGTGGTGGCGGTGGGCGCCGGCGTCTCCAAGATCCTGGGGCCCTTCAAGCCCAGCATCTTCAACAACGCCGACGGCAAGGTCAGCGTGGCCCTATCCGCCTTCGCGGACGTGACCCTCCAGGTGGTCCGCGCCCCCAACTACGCGGTCGGGGACTGACCCATGGCCCTCAGGGAGCGCAAGTCAGCGGCCGGCGCCCTTGAGCGCATCGTCGCGCCCTTCGAAGTGAAGAGCGCGGGGGCGAAGGGCGAGATCGCCGGCTACGGGTCCATCTTCGGCAACGTGGACCTGGGCCGGGACGTCGTGATCCAGGGTGCGTTCAAGCGCACCCTGGGTGAGTGGGCTGCCAAGAAGCAGCTCCCTCCCATGCGGTACGAGCACGAGTACTGCGAGCCGGTCGGCGACTGGCTCTCCATGGTGGAGGACGATGTGGGCCTGTCCGTGACCGGCGCCATCTGGGTGGACGGCACGCTGCCGCCCACCGAGGCTTCCATCAAGTCGTGGCGCATCGCCAAGGGCACAGGCCCCAAGGGTCTGTCCATCGGCTACCGCACGATCGTCTTCGACTACGACAAGGCAGGCAACCGCCTCCTCAAGGATGTCGACCTGTGCGAGCTCTCCGTGGTGTCATACGCCATGAACCCGGAGGCCATCATCACCTCGGCCAAGTCACAGCTCATCGGTTCCGATGGGCGCTTGGTTGACATTCGGACGGCAGAGCGGGTCCTACGCGAGACGCTAGGGCTCTCGGTCAAGCAGTCGAAGGCGTTCCTCGCCGACGGCTTCAAGGCCATCACCGTGAAGGAAGACCGTGACGGTCTGACCAACGACGAGCTCAGGGACCTGAACACCAACCTCAACAGCCTGCTCGCAGGCATCAAGGACACCATCAAGTGAGCACCGAACTCGACGAACTCAAGAAGACCCTCGAATCCACCGGCCGCGTGGCCGATGAGATGAAGACCGCGCTCAAGCAGCGCGACGAGGACATCAAGAAGCTGGGCACCGAGTCCAGCGAGACCAAGGCCAAGCTCGAGAAGATCAACAAGGATCTCGACGCCCTCGGCGACGTGAAGGGCACGCTCGAGAAGCGCCTGAACGATATCGAGGCGGCCGTCAAGCGCGGCGCGATGGGCGGCGGCAAGGCCGGCAACGACGCCGACCCGGCCCAGGTGGAGGTGAAGGCGGCCATGATCCGCTACCTCCGCTCCTGCAACCCCGACCAGCTCGAGGCCATGAAGGCCAAGCACGGCTCGCGCCAGGGTGAGCAGAAGGCGCTGACCGTCAACAGCGACCCCGACGGCGGCTACCACGTCGTCAGCGACATGAGCGGGCAGGTCGCCACCAAGGTCTTCGAGACCAGCGACATGCGCGCCATCGCCAGCGTCCAGGCCATCGCCACCGATGCGCTGGAAGGCTGGGACGACATCGACGAGGCGGACGGCGAGTGGGTGGGCGAGGAGCAGACCCCCTCGGCGAACAGCGACACCCCCCAGATGGGCAAGTGGCGCATCCCGGTGCACGAGATGGCGACCCGCCCCAAGGCCTCCAACAAGATCCTGGAGGACGCCAACATCGACATCGAGGCGTGGCTCATGCGCAAGGTGACCGAGAAGTTCGGCCGCATGGAGAACACCGCGTTCGTCAGCGGCAACGGCGTGACCCGCCCGCGCGGCATCCTGACCTACGACTCGGGGACCTCCTGGAAGCAGATCCAGCAGATCCTCATGGGCACCGCGCCCGACGAGGACGACCTGATCGACATCATCCAGTCCCTCAAGGACACCTACCGCGCCAACGGCACGTGGATCTTCAACCGGCTCACCACCGGCTACATCCGCAAGCTGAAGGACGACGAGGGCCGGATGCTCTGGCGCCCGGGTCTCGAGCAGGGCCAGCCCGATCGCCTCCTGGGCTACCCGATCAAGGAGTTCAGCGACATGCCCGACATCGCCGACGGCGCCATCCCCATGGGCTTCGGCGACTTCAAGCGCGGGTACCAGATCGTGGACCGCCTCGGGTTCGCGGTGCTCCGTGACCCCTTCACCGCGAAGCCCTACGTGGAGTTCTACTGCCGGCGCCGCGTGGGCGGGGACGTGGTGAACTTCGAGGCCTTCAAGCTCGGCAAGAGCGCGGCGGCCTGAACCATGAACTTTGATCGCCATCCCGGGCGGGTGTGGGTTGGAGGGGGTTGTACCCTCGCCCGGGGTGACGGTCTTCGTTCGGCATCCATCCAGAACACCATCAACAACACTTCTTCAAGGAACAACATCTCATGAACAGGGATCTCGTCAAGAACCTGGACGCCCAGCTCACGGTCGTCCCCCAGGTCGTCACCGCGGATGTCTCCGGCGCCGCCGTGGACACCCGTGGCTTCGACTCGGCCATCGCCATCGTCATCGCCGGCGCCATCGTGGCGGCTGGCCTCGTGCTGCCCATCCTGCAGGAGTCCGACACCACCACCGACGGCGACTTCACCAACGTGGCGGCCGGGGACATCAAGGGCACGCCCTTCGTCAACCTGACCGCGTCGTCCATCCAGAAGGTGGGCTACACCGGCAAGAAGCGCTACCTGCGCATCAAGCTGGACTATGTCAGCGGCACCAGCGTGGCCGTCAGTTCGTCCATCGTGCTGGGCACCCCCGCGCGCCTGCCCGTGGGCGGCATCGCCTGAGGGTAGCTGACCGGCGCTAAGTGTGGAGAATGCGCCGGGGGTGAGTAGCCCCCGGCGTTCTTGGTTAACCCCCTATTGGAGTCCACTGTGAAAGTCACGTTCCTCAAGAACTACAAGTTCAGCGAGAACGGCATCGACGTGATCGACGCTCGCGAAGGCGAGACGCTGAACCTCGGTGACCATACCGCACACCGTTTCATCAAGAACGGCATCGCCTCGTCCCTCGACAAGGAGAAGGATGCCGCTGCCAAGAAGGCCGCCGAAGCGCAGGCCAAGCTCGACAAGGCCGCCGCCGACAAGGCCGCCGCCGAGGAAGCCGAGCGCGTCAAGGCCGAGAACCTTCGCATCACCGAGGCCGCCGAGGCCGAGCGCAAGCTGGCAGCCGAGAAGGCGGAGAAGGAAGCCGCCGACAAGGCCGCCGCCGACAAGGCCGCCGCCGACAAGCTGGCCGCCGACACCGCTCGCTTCAAGGAGCGTGAGGCCCAGGCCAAGGAGGCCGCCGACAAGAAGGCTGCGCGCGAGAAGGAGAAGGCCGACCGCGAGGCCGCCACCAACAAGCACGGCAAGAAGTAAGCCATGACGACCGTCGTTCCCAGCTACAAGGTTCGGTTCCGCGTGTCAGACCCGCCCGAAGAGGACGCGGTCGACATGACGGAGCTGAAGGCGTTTCTGCGCCTGACTTCGAACGATGACGACGCGCTGGTCCAGTCCTTGCTGGACAGTGCGACGGTCGCTGCGGAGAACTTCACCAAGCGGAAGTTCATCACGCAGGGCCTGGACGGGTACATCGACATCCAGTCACTCATCTCCAGCAAGTTCTGGGATGGTGTGGTGGAGGCTGCCCAGAGCATCCTCCTGGAGTTCAGCGCCCTGGAGCTGCCCGCCCGCCCGCTGCAGAGCGTGGAGGAGGTAAGCACCTTCACCCGCAACAACACCGAGATCACCTACGCCAGCTCCAACTACATGGTGGACAGCATCGATCCCGATCGTGCTGGCCGCATCGTTCTCAACTACAATGCCGTCTGGCCTAGCGACCTCCGCCGCGCCAATAGCCTGCGCATCCAGTGGACCGCCGGCTACGGCGACACCCACGAGTCCGTCCCCGACCCCATCAAGCTGGCCATCAAGACCGCCGTGGAGTATATGTACATCCACCGTGGCAACTGCTCCGCCGAGGACGCGCTCGCCGAGAGTGGCGCGGTGGCCATCCTCAAGCCCTATGTGGTCATGGTGCTGTGATGGCGAAGTGCGACTGCATCAGCGCTGGCAACCGCAAGCACAAGATCGTCGTCAAGCTCCAGCAGTCGGTGCCAAATGGCAGCGGCGGCCAGACCATCACGTGGCCCACCCGCATCAGCCCCTTCGCCTCCGCCCGAGTGATGTCCGGTCAGGAGATCATGGCCCGCTTCGGCCTTGTCAACACCTACATGGTGGAGTTCGGCCTGCTGTACCAGGACGGCAAGGGCATCGAGGAAAGCGACAAGATCGCCTTCCAGGACAAGGACTACAACATCGTCAGCAAGATCGATGTTGACTTCGAAAAGCTGGTGATCAAGATTGTGGCGCAGTCCGGGGTCGTGCAATGAGCGGCATCATGGCATCAATCAACCTGGACGCTTTCAAGAAGCGCAACAAGCTGATGACCGACGTGATGATCACGCAGATCCATCAGGCCATCGATCGGGGCATCGTCAAGATGCACTCGACCATGGCGCTGTCCGTGGCCAAGGGGCCGAAGACCGGCGCGACCTACCTGCGCGAGCCGGGCAAGAAGTACATGATCATCTACAAGCTGAGCGCCGGCAAGATGGTGCCCGTGGCGTTCATCCCCGGTGGCGGCAAGCAGAACAAGAGCGCGATCCATGTAGCCAGCGCCCCGGGCGAGGCCCCTGCCACGGACACCGGCGGCCTCATCCGCTCGATCCGCATCGCCGCCCTCAAGCGTACCTCCAAGAAGATGGGGTCGCCGGCCATCATCTCCATCGGTGCACCCTACGCCAAGTTCCTGGAGTTCGGCACCAAGGGCTTCACGTCCCGCACCCTCTTTCGTACCTACACCAACAAGGGCATCGCTCCCCGTCCGTTCATACGTCCTGCGTTCGCCAAGTTCGCACCCGAGATCATCAAGGATTGCAGGGACGTTCTGAACAGGCTGGCCAAGCTGATGCCCCCTTCCGCTGAGGGGCCCAAGAAGTGAGCACCGACCCCTTCGACACCGTGCTCGACGAGGCCCTGACCGTTGCCTTCACAGTGGCAGCGGCCGACGAGGCCTTGCGCGCCCTCTTGGGGGCCGACGCCGGCAACCCCAAGATCTACAACCACGTTCCCCAGGGCAAGGCCCTGGAGGACATCCCCTACGTCTACTTCGCCCTCATCCCCGTGGAGGACTGGTCAACGAAGACCGAACGTGGCTGGAAGGCCGAGCTGAAGTGTGAAGTGTATTCCGCGCAGCACGGTGACAACCAGTCGCTGAACATTCTGAGCGCCCTCCGAGCCATCTTCCACGCCCACCCGCTGACCCTCACCAAGGGCAAGTGTG